AGGGATTTGATACGACCGCTATGTATCGCAATTATTTGTATGAACTTGAAGCGGCAATGGCGCTGGATATGTCGGCTGCCAATCTGAGCTTTGCACCGCGCCCAGGCACTGTGCTAATTGGATACGACAACATACCTGACAGCGGATATGGCCCAAATTAACCAACTGGTGCAGGGCAACGCAGCGCGAGTAGCGTCTGTTCCGGCGCCGGTCGGCGGCTGGAATGCTAGAGACAGCATTGCCAACATGGAGCCGCTGGATGCGGTTCAACTGATTAACTTCTTCCCGACAGTCAGCAACTGCGTGCTTAGAGGTGGTTCGACGAATTGGGCTACCGGCATGACCGGCCAGGTGCAGACGATCATGGTCTACAACGGCGGGTCCAGCAGCAAAATGTTTGCCGCGGTCGGAACGCCGGATCTTAAATTCTACGATGCCAGCACCGCAGGTGCTGCAACTGCAACCACCGTTACCAGCCTGACCAATGCAATTTGGGAATATATCAACATTACGACGACCGGCGGCACTTATTTGTATGCCGTAAATGGTGCGGACAAGCCGCGGTTGTACGATGGCACAACATGGACCGCCATTGATGCTGCTTCAACGCCAGCTATTACCGGCGTAACGACAACAACTTTATCAAATGTGACGCTGTTTAAAAACCGCTTGTGGTTTATTCAAAAAGACACGCTTAAAGCGTGGTACCTGCCGACCAGTGCAGTCGGCGGCTCCGCGCAGGTTTTGGATTTGTCAGCTATTGCAAAATTCGGCGGGCATCTTGTGGATCTGGATACCTGGACCATCGACGCAGGCTATGGCGTTGACGACAATCTGGTGTTTGTTACCAGCAACGGCGAAGTGATTGTTTACCGAGGCACCGATCCTTCCAGCGATGCTACCTGGGCGCTCACCGGAGTTTGGAAACTTGGCTCGCCAATCGGCAACCGATCCATGCTGAAGTGGGGCGGCGACCTGCTGATTTTGACTTATGACGGTCTGATGCCGATGGCTCAGAGCTTGCAATCATCACGGCTTGATCCTCGCGTGGCGCTGTCAAACAAGATTCAAGGCGCCATTACGCAGGCCACAACGAACTACGGTGGCACGCACGCCGCAGTTGGGTGGCAGGTCTACTACAACGCTCGTCGAAATGCTGTGTGGATCAATGTGCCGATCGCAGAAGGCCAGCAAGAACAATACGTGATGAACACAATCACGACGAGCTGGTCACAGTTTCAAGGCTGGCCAGCAAATTGTTGGGAAACTTACAAAGATAATCCTTATTACGGCGGCAACGGCGTTGTGGTAAGGGCGTGGGATGACACCTACGTGGATAACACATCCAATATTGCAACAAATGTTTTCCAAGCATTCAACTATTTTGACAGCCGCGGCGTGAAAAAGTATTTCACCAGGGCGCGGCCAAGTATTTTCACAAACGGCGCACCTGCTATTTTTGTTGGAATCAACGTAGATTTTAACGTTGATGACACAACCGCGCCTATTTCGGCATCGGCATCTTCTGTTGGATTATGGGATGCAGGAACGTGGGATTCTGCATTGTGGGGATCTGGTTTACAAATTACAAACAACTGGCAAGGTGTTACTGGGCTTGGTTACTGCGGATCCATCCAGCTTAAAAGCGCATCCAGCGGGCTGCAAATTGAGTGGGCATCTACTGACGTTGTTTATCAGACCGGATGGGCAGGGATATAGTATCGGGGCCGGATGTCGGCCATTGGGTAGCAAAACGTGTGGATTATGGTTTTTTAGAAACCAGAGCCAACGCGCTAGGTTCAAAACGAAATAATGAACTTATTGCAGGAGTCATTTACGAGAATTGGAATCATCAAAGCATATGGTGTCATTTTGCAATTGAAAGCCAACTGACACCGGCTTATTTAGCTGCAATATTTGATTACCCGTATAACATCTGTCAGGTTGAAAAGATCATTTGCCCGGTTGGAAGCGACAACGAACAAAGCATTAAGGTAGTGAAGAAAATGGGATTTACCGAGGAAGGCAGAATTAAAGAAGGGCGACCACACGGTGACATTGTGTTTTACACATTGCGCCGCGATGACTGCCGGTTTTTAAATACACGATACAGCAAAAGGATAGCAAATCATGGGTAAATCTTCACCTTCTCCACCTCCAGCACCAGACTACGCGGGCGCCGCTCGTGAGCAAGGCGCAGCAAACGTTGAAACTGCTCGGTTGCAGGGACGCATTAACAATCCGAACATTAGCGGGCCGCTGGGTGGCCAGACTGTTACCTGGGGAACGCCGAGTTTCGACCAAGCAAATTACGACAAAGCAATGTCGGCGTATCAAGCCAGCCCTCGCGGGGCGGTTCCGATGCAAAACCAATTTTATACAGAAGATGGTTTTGATACTGCTGGCTACCAGAATGCCATGAATTCATGGGCGGCAGGAACGAACGCGCCCACAAGGGAGCAATTTACAACAAACGCAAATGCGGATCAAGCGACCGTAACCCAAACACTGACTCCGCAAGCGCAGGCTACCCTTGACGCACAGCAGCGCGTCCAGCGGTCGTTGGCAGGGCTTGGTGAGCAAGGCATTGGCACCGCGCAGAATGTGCTTGGGAACGCGTTTAATCCAAATCTTCAAGGGTTGCAGACAAACATCGGCAATGCAGGGCAAATATCACAGGCGCCAGATTTAAGCAGATATGGACAAGCCGGTGGCAATATTAACGCTGGTCAAATATTGCAGGCGCCAGAACTTAGCAATTACGGCATGGCAGGCGCTAACGTCAACGCGCAGGGCGTGAACGCCGGACCGCAAGCTGGTCAATATGGCATGGCACGCGGAGGGCCGCGAGGCGGTCAATATGGCTATGCGGGCGGCGGTCCTGGTGGCGGGCAATACGGTATGGCCGGTGCAAATGTGCAGGCTGGTGCAATTAATCAAGGGCCGCAAACAGGTCAATATGGGCTTGCCAGCGGTGCATTGAACACTAGCAACGTTGCCGCCATGCCCGTAAACGCAGGGATGACGGGCCAGCAAGCAATTATGAACCGCTTGGCGCCGCAGCTTGAAAGATCGGACGCCGCAACACGGCAACGACTAATCAATCAAGGTCTGGTCCCTGGTGGCGAAGCATACGAAAACGCTATGATTTCCCAAAACCAGCAAAAGAACGATCTGCTCTCGCAGGCGGCGTTGCAAGGAATTGGGCTGGATACCGCAGCAAACGCGCAGGGGTTTGGTCAAGCGTTGCAAGCGGGGCAATATGGAAATCAAGCGGTAGCGCAAAACTTTAGCCAAGCGCAAGCCGCACAAGCCGCACAAAATGCCGCCCAACAGCAAGGATTTGCACAACAATTTGGGTTGGCTGGATTACAAAATCAAGCGGTTGGCCAGAACTTTGGTCAAGGCGTTACTGCCCAGCAATTGCAGAATGCCGGAATTGGGCAGAATTTTGCTCAAGGTCAAGCCGCAAACGCCGCAGGAAATCAAGCGGTGGGGCAGAATTTTGGTCAAGGGCTGGCCGCACAGCAAGCGCAAAATGCCGCTTCACAGCAGCTTTACAATCAATATATGGGTGTGCAGGGATTGCAGAATCAAGCTGTGGGTCAGAATCAACAGGCCGCGTTGGCACAACAACAAGCCGCCCTTGCTGCCCAGCAGCAAGGGTTTGGTCAGCAGGTCACGCAACAAAATCTTGGCAATCAAGCAATTGCACAAAATCAACAAACAGCATTGCAACAACAGCAAGCTGCCCTAGCCGCGCAAAATCAGCAATACAACCAGCTTTTGCAAGGTGCACAGTTTGGAAATACCGCCCAGCAGCAAAGTTTGCAACAGCAGCTCGCACTTCGGAATCAGCCGCTAAACGAGATCGCTGGCTTAATGAGTGGCTCGCAGATCCAGATGCCACAGTTTCAGGGCTATCAGGGCGCGAACGTGGCGGGGACGCCGATCTTTGCTGGGGCGCAGGCAGCAGGGCAGGCTGCGATGGATCAATACGG